ATAGAACGCCTTGGTCTCTTCCGAACCAGTTTTCTTGATCTTTTCGGACAGATCAGAAATCTGCTTCTTGTACTCGGCTTCTTTGGCATCGATATTCTTGAGCTTCTCCTCAAGGTCCTTCTTCTCCTGAAGAATGGTGTCCCGGTTCAGCTTCAAACCATCGACATCAGCCTGGTACTCGGAAAGAATCTTGGTGATTTTCACATCAAGTTCATCCTCGGTTGAAAGTGTTTCTTTCAGAAATTCCAAATTGATAGGCATAAAGTTCTCCTCCGCTCCTGCGGTATGTGATGCGATCGCCCGACCCTGTCGTTTAGCTCCTGCATGGCAATCGTTTGTATTCTCTTGCGGATTACCATGCAAAAAATAAAACGTCAATAACATAATCGAACGATGAAATGCGAGGAAAATAGAAAAGATTATACTGTGTTATAGTATTTGGACTGGTTTATTATGTTTTGTTATAACCTGTTATAACGTAGTCTGGTAAAAAAAAGAGAAAAAAAGTTTTTTTATTACATGTTTTTTTCGTACCACTGCTTAAGCGTGAGTTTTCTTCCGTCCGGGACAAAACCGCCAAGCGGCGAGCCCTTCTTGTAGAGCTCGTATCTTGCCGGACCAAGGATGTCCTTCTGCAGGTCTGCAGGTTGCTTGTCAAACCACTCCTTCCAGTCCGTTTTGGCTGAAACCGGGCCGTCTTTTGTGGCACGTTCTCCATCGTAGTTGTCGATACCGCGGAGCAAGGGGAGGTATAATCCCCGGCAATTGTGTGTTATAATACCGTTGGCAATATACCAACCGTTTTCTGTTTGGAGGTTATAAACATGGGTCAATACAAAATCAATCTTGATATCAACTATCTCATCGAACTCTACAGGTCCGGCCTTTCCGTTGCAAAGATCGCAAGCAAGGTCGGCGTAAACCGAAAAACTATTGATCGGAGATTCGCTGATGCTGGATTCAAAGTTCTCCCTGGGAACAGCTCCAGGATCCGTCCAACACTCCCTGAAATGCTTGAAATCTATAACACAGGTATCGGAGTCCGGGGTGTTGCCGATAAACTCGGTGTCTCGCGAATGTATGTCCTTATTGCGTTCAGAAAGGCCGGGATAAAAATGCGCAATCAACACGAACAACAAGTGGAGAGAATGAAACGCGCAACGCCTGAAGAAATTGAACGCCTTACGCAAGCAGCGCATGAAGCTGCAAGAGGTCGAACGCAGACACCCGAAGAACTTCACAAAAGAGCTGTGGCAAGATTCGTAAACGGAACCTGCAGAACGTCCGAATATGAAGAGGCCCTTGCTGAGTTCTTTGTTTCGCGCAAAATTGTTTTTATCCGACAATATCCGGTTGGAAGCTATAATTGCGACTTCGTTATCGGCTCCGTCGCCGTGGAAATCTTTGGTGGTGGTTGGCACCAGCATGGGCATCATCTTTCCAGATTTAATACCCGCATCAAAAAGCTTTTCGACTGTGGTTTCAGTGTAATCATGGTCTTCGTCAATAAACGACACCCTCTTGATTCCGCAATCGCGGACAAGATTATCTCCGAGCTGAATGTCCTGAGCAGCAAGGAATCCCTTAGCTGTGAGTATCGGGTGATTTGGAGTACAACGCAGGCTGTTACCAGAGGCAGTCGTGAGAGTATAGACCGGGCCCTCATAAATCCGTTTACTAACAGCAGAGACAGGACAACCGGAAGATACAAGAGTGTCCCCAAGAACGCAGTTCATGTGAGCAGGTAGCGGTGGCGCTTCTTTCAGCGTCTTGTACGTCTTCCCATCTGCAAGGCCGCACTCAAGACACGTACGGCCGTCCAGCGTCTCCAATCTGCGATAACCGATGATTATATCGCTATTCGCCTCGTAGACCGCGTCACGGGCATGCTCAGCGTAGTGAGAGAGCATTGTCTTGGTGTTTGCATCGAATGAGTTCCGTATCTTCTTCATGGTACCCGGGAGCTGGTCTTTTACGGAGCCAAGCACTCTCCGGTTGATCTCTCGAGCAGTTTCACCGGTAAGATAGCCGGTACGAACAGCCATATCCCACTGCTCATACATCCCATCCCCGAGCTGTCGAAGAGTGGACTCAAATGTCTGCGAAGAAGCGAACGGCATGAATGTCGCAGCAGTGAAGACCTTCTGCGGAGCCGGTTTGATGATGTCGAGGTCAATGCCGATTGATTTTATGATTCGAGACTGATGGTTGATCTCAGAACCGACGAGTTCATTGAGATCAAGTGTAAGCTGTTTATCGATCTTCTCAACGGCTTCGTCCCTAATCCCCTTAATTTCTTTCATGATATCGAGATACCGGGCCTTGGTAGGGATTCTCTTGCTATTTGCAATAATTTCCCGACAATGCACATTCGCTGCATCGAGGACTCGGATGAGCTGCTCTGCTTCATGGTTCTTGTACCGTTCGAAGTAGATCGCATGTGTAAGCATCTGATCGATCAGTGGCGCAGCCATTTCGTGGATCCTTTGAGTGTTTTTACATGACGATTGTCTACAAGTACTTTCCAGACCTTGTCGATGCAGTCCTCGTGATAATATGCAAGTCTCTCCTCGTGATCATCGGTTCCTTTTTTCTGATCGTCGCTATAATCCATCGAGAAACGTAATCGATACCGTTCATATGCCATTGCTGCATGAAGACATTCATGAGCGACATAGCCCACGCCAATAGTCTCCTCAGCAAGAAACATATATCCGAACATATCGGAATGAAATTTCCCCTTGTGCTTTGTGTTCGTGACATAAACGGACGGAAGAAACATCCCCGCGAAATCATCGTCATCAGGGTTAGTACATCCGTTCCTTCTCATGCGCCGTCTTGCTTCTTTACGCATCTCGATCTCTGTCGGGAATACATACAGCATAAAAGACGTTGAGAAATCTGGATTCGGCTTGATCTCGTAAACAGCCATTACTCATCACCGTCTGGTCCATGATTCATCCCGTCAGCATCGAGTTGTTTGAGCCAGTCCTCATAACTCGTTTCCGGTGGAACGTCTCCATTCACCTGGAGTTTGTTGAAGTAGACCTTATCAGGAATCAGGTTGCTGAGACGAGCATTTGTCCAGGCCGTAAACAGTTGCGGATCCATCTGGGAGAGGTCGTACGATGTGTTAAGGGAATAGGTGACCTTATCGCTTCCCGGGATAGCTTCCCACTCCCCTATCTCACGGATAACCGCGGTCAAGACATCAGATAGATTCAGGGCAAAAGATGCAAGAACGGAGTTCTCACCGGCACGATGAATACGAGCGGCTTCAGCCGATTCGACGCCTTTCTTCTCTGCAGAGATAATTCGAGCGCCAAGGATCGCCATGCGCTCTTCGCAGTTCTGGATTGCTTTCTCAAGAGTGGCAAGACCTTGGCCGGTGAATTCGAGATAGCCAGCAGTGGCCTGTGGGTCTCCGAGCCAGAGGAAGGAGTTTCCACCAAGTTTGACCTCTACGAGACTGCCTTTATCGTCACGAGGAGCGACACACGATGCATACGGAGTCGGGATGCCGGTAAGATGCAGACCGTTCTCATAGTCGGCCATCTTCTGGTAATGGCCAACATTCTCGCATGCGAGATCGTACAACATGCTTTTGTCCGGATTCTTTGACGGGAGCGGAAAGAACGGGATGTATTTCATCATCTGGCCGTTCTTATGAGGGTTATACGTCGAGACTGCAACACTCAGACCCTCTGTAGAGTTGTCGTCATAGACTTCCTGCTGATAGTTGCCATCATCGTCCAGCGAAAGAACTCGATACCGATTTTTGATTGTTGTTGTGAACTTATCGTCTCCAGGCTCTTCATACGGCTCATGAAGAACGACAAGAGAGAGCATGAGCTGGTTATCCTTCGTGGTCCATCTCCAGTTGATCACGGACTCCGCGGAGTATCGAGCCGCATAAGCCCGTAGGCCGGCCTCTTCGGCGGCCTTTCGGTCGAGGTTCGAATCACTCTCTGGATAATCAACCAGAATTCCACCCCAGTTTGTCGGAAGGGAGTCCCAGGTGACATCCGAGGCGAACTGATCGAGATTGTTACCCTGCCGATCGATATCTTCAAGAAGCTTTGCGAGTGCTTCTGGGCAGTCTTTGATAACGGGAGGCTTTGAGAAAATCATGCCGTGCAGGCCTTCGGCTGTCCGTCCTGTGGCCCCGAACCAGTGCGGTCTGGTCGCATATGCTTTCCACTCGCTGTCGTCCATCCCGGCCGGCCTCGGAAGATACTCTTCACCACGCTTTTTGATTACTTCTTCACCTGCAATCGCATCACGAACGAGTTTCCAGCGCTTTTGATTATCCCGGTATTCCCCCGATCTTGTATCTACACTCATAATTCCCACCTTTTCGCAATGCGAAGTTATACACCCGTAGCAGTTCCCTGAACCAGGCCTGTCCCCAGAATCGGAATCTCATAACAAATCAGATACGCAGCAGCATCTGTTTCATGGTCAAGTCCGCCGGACTTGTCCGGAATGCTTGTGTCTTTTTTGTAGCAGTATCCGTCCCAGCCCCTGCAGAGCTGTAAACAGGTCCCGCGTTTAACCAAAACTCGCCGGAGTCCGTTCTTGTTGCAGAGTGCAGCGTTGACTGTGTTGAACTTATCCGCGACTGAATACGGCTTTGTCGGTGCAAAAACTGTGAATCCATGTGAGCGGAGAATTGTGAAGTCGGTTTGCCCTATAAGCGCATTTGTTTGCCGGCGGTTGCCTGTCGGATCCGGATATACAAAGACTGGATGATTTGGATAGCGCTTTCGGATCTCCTGAGCCATCAGATCAGTATTACCATCCGGCATGACAATTTCATCAAACAGTATTATCTGGTTCCCAGCACGTTGTCCGATCACGGCCGTCATCGGATTAACATTGAAGTCCATCCCGACAAGAATCGGTGCTTCGGTGATCTCATAATCTGTTTTGTTTTCTTCCCGGGAGAACGAGTAGTAAATTCGACCAGTAAGGGTTTCGAATGATGCGAGGTATTCCTGGTTAAAAGTCCGATCGTCAAGCTCGGATTTTGCAGCTTCGATTTCTTCCGCGGATACATTCCCGCCGTCGAGCGTTGTAAACTGGAAGCGTGCCCAGTTATTTCGCTCTTCGGCTTTGCAGTAGAGGTCATAGAACCAGTTGTACCCCTTCGGGGTTGAGATAAATAAGCACCAGCCTTCTTTGTCTGATAGCGCGGGTCGAAGAACTTCCCAGACATCCGGCTTCTGGAATGCACACTCGTCAATAACGAGAGCATCAAGACCCGGACCTCGGAGAGAATCCGGATTATCTGAACCGCGAAGAGATATTGTCGATCCGTTGAGTAACGTGATTGAAAGGTCGGACTCGTCTTTATGCGCGATGTATTGTTCCGGGACCTGTCGCTTCAGTTCGTCCCAGGCAATCTGCTCTGCCATGCGATAGGTTGGAGCTACGTACCAGCAGACGGCTCCTGCATGCTTATTTGCCCAGATGAAGAGCATAACGATCGCAAGAAAGGTCTTTCCGAATCGACGTCCGGCGTTGAGGACTTTGAAGCGAGCCTTATTTGCGAAAACTATGGATTGTGGACGGGAAAGACGCATGAGGCGCATGTTTGGGAACGATGAATGACGGGACTGAGCTTCACTCTTTGTTTTCATCATCACTTCCCTCGTCTTCTGGTAGATCAAGCAAAACACCGATCTGTGGCATGCCTTCGAGTTTTACCTCTCGCTTGTCCCTCCACTTCTCCGGCTCACGATTAAGCAAGAACCGGAATGCAGCAGACGCATCAGGCGGATAATACTCGGTGAATTTCGCGTAAACCGGTTTTTTTGCGTTCGCCGGCATGAATATCTTAACCGCGTCAGGTCGCTCAAATCCTACAGCTCGCTTATAAAGCGAGTGAGCGACCTCTGCGTTTGCAATTTCTTTACCCGCGGCAAGGGACTGAAGAAATTCAGGAAACTCGCTTTTCCATGTATTAAGAGTTTTCTCGGAAACACCAAAGAACTTTGCGAGTTCCTTGTCTACCATGCCGAGCAAGCAAAGCTTATACGCCTGTTCGTTGTATTCTTCACGGTAGTCTGTCGGACGACCAAGCTCTTTTGCTTCTTTCGGCCGGGGTTTTGGAGCTGGATGTATTCTCGGTCGGCCACCTTTTCGTTTTTCTTCAGGTTTCTTGGTTGTAGTCTTTGCCTTCGTGGTAGCTTTAGCTTTGCCGGTGGATTGTTTTCTTGTCGAGGGTTTCTTTGCTGTCGTTTTTTTATCTGGCATTTCTGACCCTCCTCTTTTGCTTTTTAACCAGCCAGCTTGCGTCCCGAATCTTCGCGTTGTGATAATCCCTGGCAATACGATTCGCAGCCCTTTCCAGGTGTTGTGAAGCAAAGAGGTAGACTTTCTGGCCAGAAACAACATGTTCACGTGATTCTTTAAGGTCTGTTCGAATGTTGTAACGGATCCATCCACGGTGCTTGGCGTGGTTTGAAATACGAACACGCTGACGGGAATTCAGGATAAACACATAAACACTTCCTGATCCGCAGCTTTTTATGAATGATTCGACTCCTTTTCCCTGTAGTTTTTCCATGAGCATAAATCCTATTTCAACATGATCTTGATCAGTCATCACATGCTTTATACGCATATGCGTATAGTTTGTCAAATAATCATCGAACGATGAAATCAAAAAGTGTCCGGCAATTTTCTCGTAATCCCTGATTTCTTGCGTAATGAATCGACTATCGAATCGGTGTCTTGAATATCTTTTGGTGCAGGATAAAACACATACCGGTTCTGTTTTGAATCGAATTCGTAAAAGCCTCCACATGCTTTACATGAGATTGTATCCGGTGTGAGTCCGACCAGTTTTGTGCTTCCACAGGCAATGCATGATTTTGGTTTTTCGTCTCTTGCAGCATCTACGGCTTTCTTCCTGGAAGAGGTTTCTTGCTTTTTCAACCAGGCTGGATACTCTTCTCGTAAGTTTTGCCAGTCACTTACTGCGGATATGAACAGTGTCCGTTTCTCTGATTCTGATTTATCAGGGTATTTTGAAGCAACAGTATTTTTTACGAACATGAAGAAATTGAATTGCGTGTTTACCCAGTCATCCGGTATTTGCGATTCCAGGAACCGAAGAGCAACCTTGTCGTCGATGACGTATCCGGTAGAACTCTTAACATGAGTTTTTATTGAATTAGTGGTGGTGGTTTCTTGGTATTCATTCTGCTGAGTTATTTCCGGAATTAATTCCGGTTTACCACCACTACTTTCCTCTTTACTTTCCTCTTTACTTTGGGGATTATTACCGTCATTTAGTACACTTACTTGGGGATTAATTCCGGTAAAAACCCCGTTGCAAGGGGATTGTTTATCAGTTAATTCTGGAATAATGAGTAAAATGTCAGAATAGAGGTTTACGACCTTCCGTTTCTTACTAGCTTCGAAATACCGACGCTGGATTCCTTTCGAGGTGAGAATACCAGAATCATATTGTCCCTGATCAAATAAACCGAACTCAACCGCACTCTCAACAACCGTATTGATTTCCTCAATAGGCATGAGAATAGCTCTGGAAAAAAGGAGTTTTTGACGCTCACCCCATGGGTAAAAATATCCAAATTCATTATAGATTTTTTGGTAAAGCTTTACGATGATTGCATAACCAATGAGTCCGTGACGTGCCTCAATAAGGTCAAATTTATCATCATTTTTGGTGTTAAGCGGAAAATAATCGAGTCCATCTTTTGTTGGTCGTGCCATTACAAGCCTCTCTTTTTATTCCAGCAAATACCAGCCATATATCTAAGTCTATCTCTAGGTAAAATAGAACCACGTTTATATGTTATATCCATAGCATCAAGCACAAGTTGCAACCCAAATTGTTCAAGTTCATGTTGCAACACCTCTTTGCCATATACAGTCAGTCCAGAATTAAATCTTTTTGCATAATAATTCGCAGCAAAATTAAGTGTATCATCACGCATGTTTTCAAGCTCTTCCCTCCATTGCATCATCATTTCAAGCTGTTCTCTTTTTTCTTGCAACTCCTCAAGTTGCTTTCGTTGTTTCTCAATTGACGTAGAATCATCGAGTTTTACAGATCCTTTTCCAAGATTGCAGTCTGAGCATGATGTAATAAGATTTAATAGATCA